CGGATCAGGGCGTCCTTCACAGCCCCTTCCCCGGGCAGCTTGGTGATGATGTGCATAAAAAAGGAGGCGCACCCACCTAGGATGCGCCCCCATTCTATCAGCCGAGTGTGGTCTTAGCTGAACTTCGCCAGATCAATGATCCGCAGGCCGATGACGATCTCACCAGCGGTCAGGGAGGCGACAGCCGAATCCGTCACCTTGATGTAGATGTCCGCCGCCGAGGCCGACTGCTTGACCGCCTGCGTGAGGCCGGAGGTGTTCGTCGCGGTGCCAGCGGTGTACTGGTCGCCATTGTTGAACACCGGCACCGTCATCGCGTCCACGTCGAGCGCATTGATGAACTCATCCGGGTCAGCCAGCGTGGTGCCAACGTCGATGACCAGCGTGCTGGAGCCCGCGATGTCCACCGTGTTGGCAACACCGACCAGCTCCACCGCACCGTGCGCCGGAATCTGGGCAATGACCCGGGTGCCGCCGTTGCCGATGGCGATCAGATCATTGTAGTCCAGACGAACGTAGTCGGTGAAGACGCTACCCTCATTAACAGTAACTTTAGCCATTGTAGTAGTTTCCTTGGTTAGGGTTTAGCTGAGGACGGTGATCTTGCCGTGAGCGGCAGGATGCGCCACCTTGAGGGTGCCGGTCCAGTCAACGTAGCCGCGCTCGCCACCGCCGAGGTTCGGCAGGCGGGTAGAGCCGAGCGGAATGAGCTCACCCACCGCGTAGAAGTCGGGGTTGATGAGGTAGCCGGTGTCCTTGTTGGTGGTGTCCGGCGCGGTGTCGGGATTCATATCCACGATGGTGACGATGCCGTGATCCGACTGGTACTGGCCAACCGCCAGCTTGATGAGGCCGGACGAGCTGTTGGCATTGTACTGACGGAGGGCGCCGGTGGTGGCGTCCGCACGGGCGAAGTCAGTCACCACCCGGCGCAGGGCGGTGTCAGCCAGCAGCGTGAGGCTGTTGGTCGAACCGTTCTGGCGGTAGATGGAGGTGATGAGGTTGTTCAGCACCGTCTCATTGAACGTGCCCGAGCTGTGGATGGAGCCGGACGGGGTGCGATAGTCAACAGGAACTTCGCCCGGGCCAGCCGAATCAATCCAGTCACCGAGGCCGCGCATCGTGTAGGCCGTGCCGCCACCGTTCTCAGCCGCACGATCCTGCGTGCCGAGGAGGACGGTTTCAACGTCACGCTTCAGCTCCTTGACGGCCTTCATCTCCGCACGGGCGATGTCCTGCGGGCCAACCGAGGAGACGGCCTGCTGGAGATCGGACACGCGGAAGGACCGGCGCCGCTTGTGGACGTAGTTGCCAAGGCGGGCCACGGACTCAAACTTGTCGTCGAAGTCGGTGACATCAGCGCCTTCGCTCACCGCCGTGGTGACGACAGGGGACAGCTTGTCCACGCCCCACTCAACGAAGGTGGCGTTGCACTTAAACTTGTCAGCGGAGCTGAGGAACGGCGTTTCGCTGGGAGCCAGCGTGCTAATGGCGTCGTGGAGGTCCTCACGGTTGAGGGCCGCGCTGCCGGGCGAGGTGGTATCGTAGGTGTTGGAGAACGACATAACTAATTAGGATTTACGTTTCGAGAGTTGAGCTGCACGGAGGGCGATGAAGTCGTTGGCGCTTCCTGTTTGTTTGTATCGGCTTTCAATGTCCTTGAGCTGCCGGTCGAAGCGGTTTTCAGGACGCTCCGGGGCAGCCGCCGTGGAGGCGGGGGACGAGGGAGGATTAAGCGTTACGCCCTTGGACTTGCCGTCCATTGGCAGCTCGCGGCGCCCGTAGATGGAGTTGGCGGCGTGAGCCACCAGATACTCAATCTGCGGGGCGATCTCAGGCACAAGACGCTTGGCCTGTTGCAGGCGCGGGTCATTGACCATCGCCTCATACCGCTTCCTCACATCGTTGTCTTCGCCATCCATCCAAGACAGCTCGGTTTTGGCCAAGGTCTTGAACTGCTGCTCCATTCCCTGACGCTGCGCTCGGAGCTGAAGCTCCTTATACTGCGCCGGGATGTACTTGGTCTGGCGACGACGGGCGTTTCGGAGCATCTCGCGCACCTGCACCTTGGTCCACTCCTTGCCGTCTTCCGCTGTGTAAACAACGTCGTTGGGGCCAAAGTCCTCCGCCTTGAAAAGGATGTCCTCTGCCGACTCGACGAAGCTATCCACCTCTTCCTTCTGTTTCTGAAGGTCTTCGACGGTAGCAATCGACTCGTAGGGGTTATCCTCAACCTTGGCGTCAGGGAGCTGCTGCCGGGCCTGCACAATGGCAGACTCCAGCGCGGCTGCCTTCTCCTCGGCTAGCTTGCGCTTGGCCGTGAGCTCAGCAATCCGCTTGAGCAACCCGCTCTTGCCCTTCTGGGCAAGCTCCGCGATCTCCTCATCTGTGAGGTCCTCAATTTCCTTTGAAAGAACTTCCTTCTGGGGAGCGGCCTCGGCCTTGGGTTCACCCTCTTGCGGGGGCTCCTTGGCTTCGGGCTCCTTCGGAGGAACCGATTCAGGCTCTTTGGAAGCAGCGGGAGGCTGCTTGCCAGTAAGCTTGGCAATACGGGAGGACAGGAAATCCTTGTCCGTCATTGGCTTGTTGGTTTCCACGGCAGGTTTAGCGTCCCCCGCGTCGGACGTTACGACTTCTGACATATTTCATCCGCCATCTTTGCGCCTTGGCGACTGCGATGGGGCGGATGCTAGCATAGCTTTTCCGTACTTGACTTAATTAGTCATCCTCCGCCATTTTGCGCCTGCCCAATGGTGCAAGGCATAGCATTTCGCCTGCTAGGACGCTAGCGGCCCACCGGACTTCCGGCTCCAACAGCCGGAGAATGGCCAATCGGGGGTGTGGCGAAGATGCGGGTTGGAGCCCCGCTTGGGCATCCCTTTATGAGCCCTAAGTCCCTAGAAATCCTTCAGAACAACGAGCACTTCGTTGAGTTCCTAACCTCCCTGCACAACGTCCGGGAGGGCTGGATTGCCCAGCTCCACGACCGGCCCACGGAGACGCTCCAGCAGCTCGCCGGACGCATCTGCGTCATCGACGACATACTGGAGCAGGCCAACTACAAGGCCGTCAAGGAGCGCTGGGACGCCCTTAAGCGCTAAGGCCCTGCGTGCTTACGTCGCCCATCTGGGCGGGAGCCGTACCAATCCGCCCAATCTGGGCGTTCTGCATCTGCTGCATCTGGAATTGGTACTGCTGCATGTACTTGTTGAGCCGGTCTTGGAACGGCTTGTCCTGCTGGAAGCGCTGACCAACGTCCGGCTGCTGCAAATACTGCTGGATGGTCTGCATAGCCACTTGAGCGCCATTCGGACGGGCCCCCACCTCGATGCCAGCGTAAATCTTGGACAGGTCGTCGGTCACCTGCTTGACGATCTGCTGCTGGGCCTCCTCGGCAGGCTGGAGAACGGCATCGGCCAGCACCGGATTGACGGCTGAGGCCATCACTTCCAGCATCCGGTCCATATTGATGCGGCCATTCCGGTCGAATTGGACCAAGCTCACAAACTGATTGAGCTGGGTTTCGAGGTTTTCTGGGTCAGCGGCCAGCACATCGTAGTTGACCACGATGTCGAAGTTCTCGTTCGGGTCGCCACGGCTGAAGCGCTGGGGATCGGACACGCCCGTGACGCGGAAGAACACCTGCTCGGGGCCAAAACGCTGGTAGCACTTGAAGGCCAGCCGGATGACATCCCGAACGTGGTGCAAAAACTTGTCCACGAAGTGCTGCTGACGGATGCGGGACATCGGATTCTCGTGATCCAGCCCCATCATCGTGTTCGCCTGCTGGAGCATCGTCTGTTCCAGCTCCACGCTACCCGGGTTGTACGGGGGCGTAGGCCCAAACTGAATCTCACCCATCCGCCGATAGGGGATGCGGGCCGCCGGGCCGTAGTCCGTGGGCGGCTGACCCGTCACGGGGTAGAGCAGGGGCGGGATGGTCGCCATACTGTTGCGGTCGGAACGGCTGTCCCGCTCGCCCTTGATGGCCCATTGCAGGCCACGCAGCATTTCCGGCACCGTCGCCAGCTCGTACAGGCGCTTGTTGTCCTCAAACAGCTTGGTGACGACAAAGGGATAGTCGTCGTAGCCGTTCAGAAGCTCAAACTTGGCATACTTGGGCTCACCATCCCGCCCCGTCCACTTCTGGTTGAACACCGTGCAGTAGATGCCCTGCGAGCCATCCTCCCGCTTCACCATCCGCTGGTAGGCATAGATGACCTCGTACAGCTCGTTGGTCATCTGCTGAGCCGAGCGATTGGTCTCCGTGTTGGTACGGGGGTCGGTGAGGTCGATGGAGACGGGCTGTTGGGCCATCACGTTGTCCACCCAGTCGGAGTCCCAGCCCTCCGTCGCCACCTTGTTCTCAAGCTGCTGGGCCGACATCAGGACGCGCAGGAAGCAATACGGGGCCTTCTGGTAGTCGGTGGTGTAGGCCGGGAAGAACACATCTCCGTCAGGGGCTAGGGCGTTCACCACCGGGCCATTCACCGACTGACGCACCACAGACAACTCCGTCGTGCCAGTCTTACGCAGCTCCTTCACCGCCACCTTGGCCTGCTTCTCCGTGACGCCCTTAAACTGCTGGGTGAGCAGGATGGCAATCTGGTCGTCCACCTTGCCCTCGACGATCATATTCGCCAAGTCGGGGCTGGCCTGAGCAATCTGCGCCAGCTCCACCCGCTGACGGAACGTGCGGTCCTCCTTCTGCCACCCCACGTAGCTCACCATAATGCCACGCTCAAAGAGGTAGTTGGCCCCCAGCTCCATCTGGCGCTTGAAGTCAGGGATGTACGCCGCCACCATCCACTTCAGGAAGGCAGAGGTAACCCGAGCCCGCTGAAGGTCGCCCAGCTCTACCGGGTAGGCGCGGATGTTTGCCCGCGACAGCGCCGACATACACAGCGCAACGTAAGTGTTGATAAACTGGTCAATGAGGGGCACCTCCGTGTCCGAGGCTCCTTCAAAGGGGAAGGCGTCCGGGCCCCACTTACGCAGGTCTTTTGCTTTGTTCGGCCAGATGTTGCGTCGGTAGTCATAGCTGTCGCGGGTGGACGACAGATACCACGCCAAATCGTTCACCGTGCGGTCGTAGGCATTCTTCAGCGCAAGCACGTCGGGCTTGGCGCTTACATACGTCAAGGCCTCTTGAGTGTCATTTTCCATAGGAATACCTGCGCTTAATGTCTACGATGATGCGATTAGAGAAACCCTTGCCCACCCCAAGCTTGTCGCCCAGCAGCTCAGGGGAGACTGGCTGGTAGCAGGCTGACAACGCTCGCGTCAGGATTTCAAAGCCCAACAGCCGGTCCACCTGCTCAGCCTGCCACTCAGGGCAAAGTGACAGGTCACTTTCCTCCGAGGGTTTCGTGCCGGTAGGTTTTGCCGCCATTGGCGTCTTCGATGACATCTACGTTGATTAGCTTGCCCACCAGCCTATCACACCAGCTCGGTTTCACGGCCACCAACACCTTGTCCCCAAGGCCTGTCTCAGGGATGCAGTAAATCCAATGGGGGTTGGGCGCCGCCTTGACGGCCCGCAAGCGGATGCGCTTGGGCACGGCCAAGGGTACGGCCACAGCCAAGCGCACCTTCTCCGCCCCCTCCTGAGTGAACCACTTCTTGCCTTGGATGGTGGTGTGCTCTTCGTCGGAGAGCTTCTCGTCTCGAATGCGGGCCAGCTCAAAACGGCTAATCTTGAGCTCATCCGCAAGGTCCTTGAAGGACACTAGGTTAGTAGAATGCATTCTTAGGGCGGGTTATGGCCATCTGGCCGGGTGAAATGTGCCGGATGTCGGCTATGGCAGCATATCGAAGGACATCCACTGGGTCCTTCCACGCTTCGTCCAGCCCGCCTTCAGCCGTGTACTCCTGAATGGCTGTGATGATGTTCTGGCAGCGATTGCTGATGTAGATGCGGGGCCGGTTGATGCTATCCATCGGCTTCTTCCGGTCGTAGGCCATCTTGGTTTGCAGGGCCTGAAGCCCATCCTCGATGTCCAGCCCCGGGGCTGGCACAAACACCAGTCCGTTGTCGCCCAAGTCCTCAATGATGGACGAGGCGCCGTTCTGAGTCTGATATTTCTGGGCTCCTAGGCGCGGGTCGATGAGACGCTCAAGAGGCTTCAGTCCCAAGTCCTGCTCAATCTGGCCAATCAGAGCCACGTAGTCGCCTATGCCATACCCCAATCCCTTGGCACCGGGGCCGTTCATCCACTTCCCGCCCCGCATCTCGGCCCATTCCCCCACGTTGATGTCCGGCCACTCGGCTACCACGTACCAAGTGTCGCTGGGATCGACCACAATCCAGCACATAAACCAGTTTTTGCGCCCCGCCGGGTCCAGCACCATAAAGTGGGTGCAGTCCTTCTTGGGCACCTTCTCCGGTTCAATGACGTTCACCTCAATGGAGAAGCCCGGGAAGCGTGTCGTGAGCGTCTTGGTGGGCACGCCATAGGCCGCAGTGAGCGTGTAGGCGTCGTCACCCTTGGCCCGACATTGCTCTGCAATGCTCTCGTAGCCAGACCAAGGGTTGTCCTTGCTGTGGAAGTAGACGATGCCCGTGTTCTTGGGCTCGTTCTCCTGATGGTAGGGCACCTCCACGTTCCGTAGCAGCTCGGCCCGCCTCGACTCAACAGTTTTGGCCCCGTCCAAGTAGTAGCGCACCGTCTCCGTCGTGCCGTCCTTGGGGGTGAACGTCAGCAGGAGCTTGGACCCACGGGTGGCCAGACGCAGGTAGAGCCGGTCCAGCATCTCCATCCCCATCAGGTATTCGTCGCACCACGCCCCAACGTTCGTCCACTTGGGGCTCAAGCTCCCAAGCTCCATACCCTCAAGGATGGTTTGGTTCTGCTGATACTGGCTGTACGTCTTGAAGATGATGCGGCTGCGGTTGGGCAGCACCAAGCTGTTCCCCGCAAAGCCATTCTGCATCGAATAGCTGATGTAGTGGGTTTCCTCCGTGGCCTTCTTCTTCAGCTCCACCGGCAGGTAGGTGTAGACGGCACTCTGCTGCACCAGAATGGACGTTTCCTGATTCTGGCTGAAGCAATACAGGAGGCTCTCCTCGTTCTCCAGCGCCGCCCTCACCACCGTCTTGGCCCCAAACATTGTCTTGCCGCTACGGTTGGCTCCGAGCAACAGGAGCGTCTTACGCCTAGCCATCACCTCCTCCGCCTTCTTCCAATGGGGTAGGTCCCACCCATAGCGGTAGGGGTCGCGTCTGCTATTCGCAATGGCCGAATGGTAGACATCGTGAAGCCTCAGCACCTCTTCCGGCTTCATTGCCGCAAGCTCCTCGCTAGAGGGCGGCCTCAGCACCTTGTGGGGTTCCCAGACTATGGCCATATGCTAAGCAACCCTACTTGCTTGTCGTATCTCCAGCTTCCAGCGCCAGAAGCCTATGGTGCAGGACCAGTAGCCACCCCCCGTAAAGGAATACTGGCCGTAGTGGCGCCTGCCCGTAGACACATCCGTCCACGACGAAGTGACTATCGCCTTGGTAATCCAAATGCCAAGGCTAGGCCTGTTGCAGGGAAGCCAAGAGACTCTCATAGTTGGATGAAAAAACTACCCTGCTTTTTCAACATTCCTCCACCGGCTTAGCCACCACCTCAATGCTGCCAGCCTTTAGCTTGGCCTTGGCCTCCTCAATCGCCTTCATCGCATCCTCAAGGCTGGGAGCTCCACTCCTGTGCTCCACCGTCACCTTGTTCCCCTCCGTAGCCATAAAGAACTTATCGGCATAGATGCCGTAGCTCATAGCCAAGTCCCTGATGTTCACACGTTTAAGGGCTCCCTCGTCCTCCGCCAACATCTTCATCTTCTCCTGCTGGAGCATCCTAGCCCCCTCAATCAGCTCCATCGCATCCTGCGCCACAATCTCCTTCCGCTTCTCTATCAAGCCCTTATGCCGAGCCCGCAGGCCCACCAGCGTGTACCAATCCACCCCCTCGTCACGCACAATGCTCTTCCAGCTCTTCCCCTCAGCCATCAACTCCAACAACCTAGCCGCCCGCTCAGGCTGACGCGCCTCAATGCTACGGCCATTCTCCCCAGCCGCCACTATGGCCTTGGCCACTTCCTTCCTAATGGCAGCTCGTTCACTCATACCCCTGTGTAGAAAATACTGCCCAGTTTTGTCAACATCCACATCCATAAATCATAAATGGAATCTTTCTACGAAACCAGCGTAACTTTTGGTGCCTTCCCCCCGTCCCCTACTCCTTTCAATCCCCGGGGAACCCACAGGAACTCCTTCCGTTACCGGGCGACTGTGTAAATTTTTTTGAACCGACTGGGTGGACCCAATGGTATGGACGCCCCGAAGGGGCGTGCAGCCCCCTCCCCCCCACCTACTGAACGAGCACCTTGGGAGGGAACAGGTGATTACTGCGAGCCTCTGGCTCGCTCTAGATTCGTGGGCAACAAAAAAGCCCTAGGGGTGAGCCTAGGGCTTGCGTGTGCGAGGGATATGTGAGGGCTAACCTATTGCTGTGAGTCCTCGTGTTCCTTTTTGGGCTTGGGTCTGGTGGGCTTGTCAGGCCCGCCGTAGAGGATGAGGTAGAGCAGAACGCTACACATGGTGAATAGGGCTGCTAGGGCGCCGAGGGCGAAGTCGGCAAAGCCGCCGAGTAGGTTGTGCTTCATTGGTTGAACAGGTCGTTGTACGACGCGGCGGCGTGATGGGTGCTGCCGTTGGTGCGCTCGATGGACCCGTAGTATTCCTTGGCGCTGCGCCAGTTGGTGGACTGAGGCGCAACGTACACCCTCTCCTTCTTGGTGAAGTTGGAGATGGACAAGGGACGGTGGGGCTTGCGGGTGGACCACTCAAGGGCGGTGAAGTCCTTGACTGGGGATGAATCGAGGGGTGTGGCGCAAGCTACGGCTTCCCTAGTGGTGCCGAATGCGTAGCCATAGCCCGGGATGCGGGCTGAGACTAGATTGGCTTGGTCGTCCTTGACGATGGTGAGGCGGCGAGCCTTGGCATCGAGAAGGGCGAAGGCGAAGTAGCCTTCGATGGAGGCAAGGCCTGCCGTGCCCTTGTCCTGCATAGCTCGGAGCAGGAGCTCTGAGTCGCAGGTGGTGGACGAGTTCTTGTAGTGGTCGGACTCGACGATGCCGTTGTGGACGAGAGCTTGCTCTACGTCTAGCATTGGATGCGTGTTGTCGAGGGACTTGCCACAAGTGGCCTTGCGTCCGTGGATGATGAGGGCGGAGCCATCGGAGGGCTCGTTGTAGCCCACTTGGTCGTGCCAGCCTTCCGACCAGTCGGTTAGGCGATTGGTGAGGAGTGGGTTGGATGAGCGGATGTGGGCGAGCTTGCCAGAGCGTGAAATCCACGCTGCGCCGAAGCCATCGCGTTCGCCAGTGCGCTCGAAATAGCGCCAAGCGTGGCGGATGATGGAGTTACGCTGGGAGGGCTTGTGGCCCGTGAGGAAGAGAAGCTTACACATTGTAGTGATAGTAGGATTATTCGCTGTCGGTGGTGGTGTCGGTAGCAGCAGTGGTGTACTGCGTGGGATTGAGCTCGCGATGGCGGGCTCGCCAGAATGCGAGGTCGTGCGCGGGCAGCGGAAGCTGCTCAAGGGTGGCGATACACGAGCCAGCCTTGGGGCCGCGAGACACAGCACGGATTAGTTCCACGAGTCGGAGCCAGCTAAGCACCTTGGTGTAGTCTAGGGTGGCAGAGCCGCATCTAACTTCGATGGTCCTATGCGCGTTCCACGACTGCACGTTAACGGCGCGGTAGCGGTCGTGAGGGGAAACGCCCCACTTGCAGTAGGTGTTGTCTCGGCGCGAGCTTGGCAGCAGTTCCATTAGGGCGTGCAGCCACTTGTCCATCACCTTTGCGCGGGCAACAACCTCTGAGTATGACAGGCTTCGTGCGTCGAGGTGTACGTGCAGCCCGCACGACTTGTTGACGCGCAGGCCAAGCGTCGCGAAGCGCTTGCACAGGTTGAACAGACGGGGTTCCGCAACTGCTCGGTCGAGCAGGACGCGAATCTCGTGCCCTTGCGCGTCGCCGGGAGGGCGAATTGATCCGTCACTTGCGACCCGTGTCCATATCGGAAGTGATTTGATCAGTTCCTTGCGCTCGATTAACCCGTAAGACTCGAACTCTAAGCCTACTGCGTGTTGGTAGTTGTATAGATCGAATGTGTGCCGAAGGCTCCATAGGCTGGAGGAGTGCCTTCCCGGTGCGAGCGGCACCGAGTAGATGAGGTCGTACATGCGCGATGATAGTGGCTTGGCGAGCGGGTCGGGTATTGCGGTATTCAAGGCTTCGATGCGGCGGCGACGGATTGACATACTGGCGTTGCGCGCAACTTCGAAGGACGGATGAGTGACGAGTCCGCGCAGACGGCGGAACCGGGCGGGTACATGGGTTCGCAAGATGGATTGCGGGACCCAGACGAGTTCGTTGCCTCCGCTCACGCGGAATGCGCTGACGCAGGATTCGGTGCCCATGAGGCCGTTGATGTAGTGAGTGACGGCGATGCCCGTCATTTCGTTGGCGGGGAGGCCCGTGCAGACGGACCAAGCAAGGCCCTCTTGGGTGAGGGCGCTGCGGATGGCGGACCAAGTGATGGTCTTCATTGTTGTGTGTCGCGTAGTCACGCGCCGGTCAGGCGCGGCCCATAGCCGGGCGAGCAACCCCCGAAGAGGGGGAAAATGAGAAGATGTACACGCAAACGTCGGCAATCAGGCCGCAATGTTGGCTGCGGCCCACGAACTCGCGTGAGACGGACAGGCACTCGTCGCGGTGGTGGCCCCACTTGGACAGGAAGGCCTCGACAGCCTCGCGTTCGATGTGGTCAAGGCCGCTCGCATCGCGGTTGATGAGGTAGGACGCCCAGCAGGCGGGCAGTACGTACTGGCGGGTGGTACGGGGTGAGGGCTTCATATGTGGAAGAGTCGTATGGGGGCGATACCCCATTAGGATGTGATAGTAAGGACGAGGGTTAGCCTTCGACGAAACCGCGCTTCAACAGGATTTTCCAGAGCACCCGAGCGTCGTGACGGTTCGTCTCTTGCCACTTGTCGTACCCGCCGGGGGCTGTGTTGAATGTAGCAATGCTCACACCGTCCGAGTCGTTGTGGAGGTGGAACTTGTAGTACACGTACATCCTGCGGCCAGCGACTATGAAGGACCTGTGTAGTTCAAGGGTTTCGGAGAATTGACGAATCGGCTCCCGCACGTTGTCCAGTCGCTCGCGGGTGTCGCGGGCGCGAAGCGCGACCGACTCATCGGCCTCGGACCCTTCTAGTCCTCTATCGAACTCCTTAGCCTGTGCGTTGCTACGGTTTTCCTCGCTTCTTACCGCATCTTGGTTAATCTCGGCGGCGGCAGCCGCCTCCTCAGCCGCATCTAACCGTGCGATCTTTGCCTCTGCACAACGTATCGCCAAATCAACGTTCGCCAACAATTGACTTGCATAACTATTAATGTCCGTCGCCTTGGAGGACGTGAAGACGGCGAGCGGTTCGGCGGGGGGTGTGGACGTAGATGGTTTCATCGCTCTGGGCCTAACACGGTGGTCAAAGGATTTCGCAGAAACCGCGTAGCGGCGCGCAGCCCTGCTTGGAGGGCCAGCGTCCTTGACCGCCGTGTTAGGCTGCCTTGCGATGAAACCAGATACGCCTCACCCACCGCCTGCTCGACGGGTTCACGTCCTCCTGACGGACCGCGCCCCTTCGGGGCGCTCTAGAATCTCTAGATGGCCAAAGGCAGGGGATAGTGTGAAAGGGGGCGGCGAGCCCCCTTTCTGCGCTTTGTAGCGGTGCCCTAGCACCGCGCCTTTGCGAAGCAAAGTCTGTTAATGCTGAGACGCTTGGATGGCGGAGGGATGCCCAAGGGAGGCAGCCAGCCTCCCTTGGTTGCTATGACTGCTTGCGCCGCTTGGAGCGCAAGCTGCATACTGTGCTGGACGCATTGGGCGCGGAGCGGGATTGGAAAGACCCATGCCTTGGAATCCCCTTGAGGGGATTCCTAACTGGGGTGGACCTCTTCTGTGGAGGGCGATTGGGGCAAGGGGCCCCAACTCGGTCCCGGAACAGGTGTTTTTGAGCGGGGGCGTCGCGGGGGCGCAGCCCCTGCGTCTCCGCCCATTTTCTGCGGCCCGCTTCAGCGGGACGCTGCACACCGTCGCGGAGCCCCAAAGAATTGGTGATGTGATAGTATTGGGGATGCGCAACAAGCTAGCGGGGAAATACACGGGAACCAGCGAGAGCAGTCGTTACTTTGCGAGGAATCCCGAGGCGAGGCGCAAGAAGAACGCCTACAACAAGCGCTACCACGCGAGCGAGGAGAGGAGGGACTACCGGGCGGAGTTGAACGCTGCTAACCGCAGGATGGGCAGCGAGGGCGACGGGAAGGACGCTAGTCACACGAGGAGCGGGCGCATTGTCCTGGAGCGTGCGAGCAGCAATCGGGCGAGGAACGGCAGGGGTGGACGACGGCTGCTGTAGGATCGGGATCGAACAACAACGGTCACAACCCTATGATAGTAAATAGCTTACCGATTTCCAGAAACTGGGCTCAAAAAAATGCACCCCGGGGGCCAAAAACCCCTTGACGGAATGAGATGTGGTGCTATGGTGGGAGTCGCCAGTTGTTCATTGTGTCGCTCTTCTACCGGACTAGATTAGTCACCTAGTCCAAGACCCTCACCCTGCTTAGCGGGGTGGGGGTTTCTTGTTTCTAGGGTAGAAGGGTTTGATACGGTGGGTGGAGACCTGAACAAGGCATCACTCAACGGTACTGGCGGGAAGCCTGACGGACAACACCAGCTTCCCTTAATACGGCTCCCTTTGGGAGTGAACCGCCGAACAACCCGTGGGCCTTGGCCTACCAGCACGGGCGGCAGCATACCGGACACCTCGTCTCTCAGCAGACAGCGTTTCGATGCATCACCCAGCAATGGGTGAACTGTGCACCCGTGTTCCTGCATCAGCACCAGCGTTTGGATGCATAACCCAAAAAGAAATATCGTAAATACCCATCCAACAGCACCTTACTAGCCTCTTAAAAATAGAGCTAGTATTTTTGGGGAAAATAATAGATAGTGCTGGGGATGAAAGAAACAACTGAGCTAACCAAAGCCATCGAGCGGGAGGATGTCATCTGCGTCCTTGAGCTGATGGTTCGTACCGAAATCGTCCTTGATGGACTCTTCAGCCGATTTGAGCTGGAGCCCACCTGCAAGGAGCAGGAGACGGCGCTGCGCTATGCCAAGGAGCTTCACAAGGAGTTGAGGGCCACCCGCGAGGCTGCTGGCTTCTCCCTCTCGGTGGATGGCGACAACGTCCGAGTGACCCGAGGCGATCCGTCCAACAACTAATTTCTCCCCGCAACGGGGAGCCAAACCAACACACATATGCCTACCGTAAAAGCTGATAGTGGTAAGTCCATCGAGCCGGTGCCCGCAGGGGTGCATCAGGCCGTCTGTTACGGGGTGATTGATCTGGGTACGCAGGACCCGGGCAATCCCCAATACCGTGCCGCCCGCAAGGTGATGATCTGCTGGGAACTGCCGCACGAAACCATCTCCACTGCTGACGGCCCTCAGCCGCGCATCATATCATCGGAATACACGATGAGCATCGGCAAGAAGGCCACGCTGCGTGGCATCTTGGAGAGCTGGCGCGGGCGTCCGTTCACCAACGATGAGCTTGGTGGGTTCGATCTGAAGAACATCATCGGGGCCAATTGTTTGCTGAACATCGTTCACAAGCCCGGGAAGGCCGATCCTAGCCGCATCTACGCCCGCATCCAAGGCGTGATGCCGCTTACGAAGGGTATGGCACCTGTACGTCCCTCGATGGACACCGTGGTGTTCGACATCCCCGAGAACGGCCCGATTGTGGTGCCGTCTGCGGTGCCCGAGTGGATTAAGAGCAAGATCGACGCCTCGGATGAGGCCAAGGCTCGCTCTAACAGTCGCGTGACGCAGGCTGAGACGGTGGCCGACGCCGCCGACTCGGAAGACGTCCCGTTCTAAGCATCTCCCAATGCGCACGCTCCTCTTCCTTCTGCTTTCAGGCCAATGCTTGGCTGCTCCCAGCGCGGCGTTCTGGGTCGCGCTCCATCAAGTTGAGAGTGGAGGGAGGCTGGGGCGTGTGTCTTGGGGTGAGTATCGAGGCCCGCTGCAAATCAGCAGGGCCTATTGGGAGGATAGCAACGTCGGTGGAAGCTGGTCCGACTGCGACGACTTGCAGAAGGCCAAGCTAGTGGTCGAGGGGTATATGAAGCGCTACGCCCCGAGGGCGTGGGCGACTGGAGATGTGCAGACGCTGGCGCGTGTGCACAAGGGTGGCCCGAGGGGCCACAAGAAGGATGACACGCTGGCCTATGGGCGGCGTATCGAAATGATTGCCTATGAACACAATAAACAAACTGCTAGCGTGCTTTGGGGTAAAGCTGGTGTCCAATAAGGGATACCTTGAACACCTCACTCGCAAAGAGTGGGCTGAGCGTGAACAGGAACTGTTGCGCAAGCTGCACAACCAGCGCGTGCTAACCAACTACCACCGCAAGAAGGCCAGCCGGTCTTCCTGCATTGACAATGCCATCGAGGAGGCGTCGTGATTATCATCTTGTGCATACTTGCCTTCCTAACGGGGGTGAACGTGGGCGTCGTCATCGCCGTCATCCGAAGCAAGAACTGGCCCGACTATGACCACAAAGACTAATCAACCCGTGAGCTACATCACTAATCAGTGGGTGCGAATGAACCCAACTGAGGCGACTGAGCGCATTGAGGAATTGGAGAAGGCATTCGAAAAGTTGGAGATAACAGCCGAAGCAGGCGCTTCGCGGGAGGCAGCATTGCGCTCGACGATTGCGGAGCTCCAGCGCGAGAACGTCGCGCTGCGGGAAAAGGTAGATGACTGGGAGAATGCGGTAGCGCACGCCCTTGAGCATCGGTCCGAAGAGCAGCACTGCACCTGCGTGCCTCCTCTACTCGGGAAGGTGAAACAACTGGAGCGTGACAACGCCGCGCTAGAGAAACTGATTATTAAAGCGGGCTACATCATCACCAACTTCGATGGTGAGATGGCTCTATGCCGTGACCCGTGGCACCAACCGAAGGAGGAGCAGCCGTGAACGATCCAATGCACGATAAAGAACAGATGTTTACTGTGCACGGTCCGTTTACTCAGCAAGGCGAAGGCTTGAGTCTTGTTCAAATGCCTGCTGAGAGGTGGGAGTGGGTGATCTTCGGAGATCCCGCGCTTATCACCATCAGGCTGCGCGGAGATGTGTCGTGGTGGCGCAGAATGAATGCCAAACTTTTGTTTGGATCAACGTGGAGGAAACTGTCTTGAACGCCAAACTCGTATCCATCACACAGCCCTGCGCCGACCTCATCGAGCAGGGCATCCTTACCGCAGACGATCTCATCGCCTACTGCGCTCGGGTTTCCAATCCATCCAACCAACTCAATACGGAGACGGCTCCGCGTCTCCTCGCCTACTGCATCAGGCACGGGCATTGGTCCGTGTTTGAGACGGCGAGTATGACGGTTGAGGTGGAGACCAGCCGGGCTATTGCCGCCCAGCTTCTCCGCCATCGCTCGTTCACGTTCCAAGAGTTCAGCCAGCGCTATGCTACGGCCTCTGAGTTTGAGCCCGTGGAGCTACGCAAGCAGGACACGAAGAACCGGCAGGCGTCTGGTGATCCAATGAACCGACCCGCGCTGGACGCAGAGGTGAAGCTGCGACTAGGGGACGCTCAACGGACGTACGACTTCTTGATCTCCTGTGGGGTCAGTAAGGAAACCGCCCGTATGATTTTGCCGCTAGCCACGCGCACGCGCTTGTACGTGACAGGGAATGTCAGGTCTTGGATTCATTACTTCGACCAGCGGTGCTCTGAGCACACGCAGCGGGAGCATATGACCCTCGCCTATCAAATCGCCCGCATCTTCGCCCAGCAGTTTCCGAATGTGTGGAACGCGCAACAGCTCAGAGAGGGCGGAGGTATTCCGCCAAGCCTGAGCTTTTACCGGCAGGTGAATAAGAAGCCAGTAGTTGTGAACGTAAAGCCAAATAAGCTGTGAGCTCATCAACCAAACCAATCCCAATGTCCGACAAGCCGAAACGACGCTACCGCAAGCTGAACACGCCCGAGATGATGGCATCCATCGACCGAATGGTGGCTGATGGTCAGCGCGCCTTTCACATTGCCCAACACCTGCACATCGACCCGAAGATGGTGGCAGGGCGGGCCCAGCGCAAGGGCTACTACCTAGCCTACGTGAAGGCTGATGAGCACAAGGCCATCCTGCAACAGCGCGCAGCGAAACTACCAACGCCGCCTCTATGAGCCACCCGCGACACGAGAAGACGACTGCAATCCGCCAGATGCTGATGGCTATGGCTCCAGTGAAGCTTATCGAGCTTGAACTGAACGTACACCACGAACGCATCCAAAAGCAGGTGAGGGAGTTACAACTCAAGCGCATCTACCTCACCACTGAAGAGGAAATCTTGATAAAAAATAATAGGAAAAAACTCTTGCAGGCTGGCCATAAATGGTAGCAAGCTGACTCCGACATATGAGCGAACACTGGTACACACGCGACGGCAAGCCGTCCCACACCCGCATCAGCAAGTCGGGCGTCATTCGTAGCACCACGCTGCGTGACGCTCGCTTAGAGCGCCTGCTCCCTTCGGTGAGCAGCGTTCTCAACGAGGCAGCGGCTCCTGAACTGGACCGCTGGAAGGCCAACAAAATATTGGAAGCGTGCTACAGCAGCGGTGACCCGCTGGCCGTGGCTGCGACTCTGTCGGAGTATTCCGCGATCATTCGCGAGAAGGCCGACAAGGAGATGGAGCAGGCGCAGGTGTTTGGCACCGCCTTCCACAAGGCTATGGAGGGCGAAGTTCCGATTGGGATGGAGCTACTCGTGGAGGCGACGAACAAGTCGCTGGACACCCTGAAGATTGGTGGCCTCAAGGTGGAGGAGCAGGAGGTGGCCGTCACCAATCTGTTTCTCGGCTACGCTGGCACCACGGACTACGCCTTCTCTGAGGGCGGGCTCCCGGGCATCCTCGACTTCAAAACCTGCAAGACCGAGAAGGACGAGCCAATTGCCTTCAAGCGGTCCCACTGCGCTCAGATTGCGGCCTACATTATGGCCAAGTATCGGACCAACTGCACGGAGCTGCCCGAGGACGAGACGGTGGGCATCAACATCTACGTCAGCAAGACCGAGCCGGGGCGGATTGACGTAGTGCGCTACGACCAGAAGCAGCTTCACGAATCGTGGGAGTGGTTCAAGGCGTGCCTCACCCTGTGGCGCCTGCGTCGCGGCTACGATCCAAGGGAGGTGGCGTCGTGAGCGTAGTGCTTCCCCATTCCGAGGAGGGCGAACGCATCGTCCTCTCCTGCATCCTTCTCGATGGTCCTGCTTCGTTGGCCAAGGCCATCGACGGCAAGATTGAGGAGGAGTGCTTCCACCTGCCGCAGCACCGCCGCCTCTGGCGGGCCATCCAATGGCAGCACAAGAACTCCCAGCCGCTGGAGCTTCACGCTCTAGTGGAGGAGCTGAAGAAGGTGAACAAGCTGCACGAAGTGGGCGGCTTGGCTGGGCTGGTGGAGATGACTCAGGCTGCGTGCACCACGGCTCAGTTGTCCCATTGGATTGACGTTGTGCGTCAGCACTACGTGATGCGTGAGCTTTACGCCACCTGCACTCGGATGGCCGAGAAGACGCTCGCCCATAGCGGCAGCGTCGAGGGCTTCGTGATGGAGGTGAACAACCTCATCACCAAGCACCACGAAGGGCAGAAGCAGGAGACGCTGGCTGATGCTGCCGACTCCGCCATCCAATTGGTGGAACGGGTGCAGGCTGGCACCTACACGGACAAGGACATTGGGATGAGCTTCCCTTGGCCCGACTGGGACCGTCGCTTCGGCTTAGGCAAGCCGGGAGAACTCATCATCATCTCGGCCCGTCCCGGGATGGGAAAGAGCTCTTGCTGCCGTCAGATTGCCCAGCATTGGGCACGGGATGGCAAGGTGCTCCTGTTCTCCCGCGAGATGCCCACCAAGCAGATGGCCCCGCTGTTTGCTCAGACCGAGTGCGGCATCTCCTATCGGGACATCCTCTCTGGTAGGTTGTCCCACTCCTACCTTGAGACGTTCAAGCAGGAGCTGGCCAAGGTGCGCAATCTACAGGTGGCGGTGTATGACCAAGACCGCACCCTGTCGCACATCGTGACGCGGGCCAAGGCCTTTGCTCAGGTGAGCAAGCCCAAGGCAATCTGCGTGGACTACCTCCAGCGGTATGACGCGCAGCAGGAGCGCGGGGAAACCCGCGATATGGCCCTTGGCCGCTTCACGATGGCGATGAAGGACCTAGCCATCGAGCTGTCCGTCCCCGTCATCCTGCTTGCCCAGCTAGGGCGCAGCGTGGAGCGCGAGAACCGTGAGCCCCGCCTGTCCGACCTCCGCGAGAGTGGCAACTTGGAACAGGACGCCGACCGCGTAATCTTCCTCAATGCCCCCGACCATCGGCCTGACGGCACGATGCAAACCATCACCGACAACGACCTGCGTTTCATCTACGTGGATGCCATCCAAGCCAAGGGTCGCAGCGACGGCACGGGCCGTTGCGGGATGATGTTCGACCGACCCATCACCAAGCTCCTTCCCTACGCACCTGTATGAACACCTCACCCAACTTCTCTGAGGCCTCGTTAGACCTCATCCTTGGCGACCGCAACGAAGCCTACGGCAATCCCCGCGAAGACTTTGAGGGCATTGCTATGATGTGGTCTGGCCTCATCAACGCAAAGCTGCACCAAAGCATCACCGCCGAGGATGTGGCCCGTATGATGGTGGCCCTCAAGCTGCGCCGGGACAGCCACCGCCAGAAGGACGACAACCTCATCGACGCTCACGGCTACCTCCATTGCCTGAGTTGGATTCAGAAGGGGCTGCGCCCCGCGAGAGGGGATGAGGTATGAGCCTAGGATATGATGTGTCGGAGACGATGACCTCTATCCGCCACATCCTAGCCAAGCATACGAAGGGCTGGAAGTGGGATGAGATTCCTGATGTCGTCGTGAAGTCCAAGAAGGAGCCATCCCGCAACCAGATTGAGAAGCCCGAGCTTCTCTATCAGGTGAGCAAGGCGCTGGACGAGGGCATCCACCTGAAGGAGGCGTCCCATCGCTTCGACATCTCCTGCACTACGGCGTCTATGATTAAGCGCCGCCTTGAGCGTTACGAGGGTATGCCTCACGACCGTGACGGCATCCTCCTGTGGTACGTTGAGAGGAAGAATGCCAAAGCCAAAGCAAGAACTGACGCGAGCAGGTAGACAATGGACGGAGGCACGCTACTGGTCCTTCTTAAGAAGCGCTTTAAGGCGTGCCTTCGTTCGTTGGCCTCCAAACTACCAAGCCAGAAACGCAGGGCGCAGGACTTACGTCGGGCCAGTGAAGCAGCAGAAATGGGAGTACGAATGCGCCATCTGTCACCAGTGGTTCCAGCAGAAGCAAACACAGTTGGACCACGTAAACCCGTGTGGGCAGTTGAGAAGCACCTCAGACCTGCCGGGGTTCGTGGAGAGGTTGTTCTGCGAGAAAGACGGACTAAGGGTGCTGTGCAAGCCGTGCCACAAGGAAGTGACCAATGCAGCTAGACATCTTCGGCCAGAAGGAGGAGCCGAGCCGATCACCGAAGCCTTCCCCGAAGCTACCCCCGAAGGTTCACCACCTAAGCGCCCTGCAAAGCGCAGAAGAGTGGATGTTCCAAAAGGCTCGCCCGTACAGGGTGACCAAGTTCGGACCCAACAAGACGTTCATTGAGAATCTATGAAGACCACCGGCCTGTTCACCACCCATAAGGTAGTAATCAATCAGCCCTGCGACAGGCCGATCAAGATCATCCCCTTTGGGGATGTCCACCGTGACAGCGATATGCACTGTGGGACCAAGTGGCGGGAGTTTCTGGCCTACGCCAAGGGCCAGAAGGACGCCTACTTCCTAGGGATGGGGGACTACTTCGATGGGATGTCCACCTCGGAGCGGGAGGGGCTCAGTCGCAGCAGCCTGCATAACACCACGATCAAGAACATCGAGAAGCTCTACAGCGAGTGGATTGAGCGGATGAGTGGGGAGTTGGCTTTTATGAAGGGGCGGCTGATTGGGATGCTGGGCGGAAATCACTTCTTCTCTTTCAACAGCGGGATGAGCAGCGACACCATCCTCTGCCAGAACCTAGAGACCCGCTTCCTAGGCGTCTGCTCATTCATCCGCCTGAGCATCCAAACTCACAAGTCCAAGGATCGCAGCAGGGGAGGGTGCTTCGATATCTTCGCCCACCACGGGGCAGGGGGCGGGAGCACCCCGGGCGCTACGTTTAACACCATCGAGAAGATGCAGCAAACTGCGGATGCCGACCTCTATCTGATGGGCCACGACCACAAGAAGGGGTGCATTCCTTCGTTTCCTAGGCTTCGTCTGGTGGAGGGAGGGGGAAGCCTCACCATACGGGAAAGAACCCCTTGGCTGGGCCGCACGGGCAGTTTCCTGAAGGCCTACGAGGACGGAGAGGTGAGCTACAACGTGGACGCTGCCCGGTCGGCCTGTGCCCTTGGCTGGATTGAGTTCGACCTATGCCTGAAGCGGGTGCACAACAGTCACGGCGATCATCTGGAGGTATCCGTCCGTGGGACCTGCTGAGGACAAGGGCAGCCCCCTGTTCCGCCTTACAGGGGTGATGGAGACGGTCCTTACTGCGGACGGCAACGGTGGCTACGCCAAGTGGTATCCCGGAAAGAACTGCTTCGTGGTCACCAGCCAAGCCCCGCGCACGGACGGCGGGTACTACCTACGCTGCGAGGTGGTGGGAGGGCCTGAATGCGGCAGGCCCTTCCTCATCGACTGTGAATGGGATTGTCCCGAGGAGTGGGACAAGATGTGCAGCTTCGTCGGCTAAGCCTCACTTAGAGGTGAACCCGTTACGCATCTGGTAACGCACTTCTGGGGTGAGCACCCCATCCCGCTGGAGGCGCTCCACAAACTTGGCCGCAGCCTCCTTGCCACCCTGCTGAATGAGCGCCTGCGTGGCCTGCTCGATGGCCCGCGCACGCTCACCAGACTGAACGGGCAACTTGGCAAAGATGTCCGAGATGGGTGCCTTGCCCCGAAGGTCCTCGCGCAGGCCTGAGCGAAGCGCGTCGGCAAGCGCCCTGCGCCTCACCATATTGTTGCCAGCCATCTGGAGCATCTCGTCCTGCATCTTGGACATCCGCTTGGGATCGCCTTTGTATTTCTCCTTCAGACGATCAACGAGTTCGGAGTCGCTCTCCTCGATGCCACGGGGCATCTGCTCGGTGTAGCCAATGGCAGCGGCGGCAATGAGGCGACTGGGCACCCCTGCCTCTTCCATAATCGCAATGGCCTTGGAGTCGCCATCCTTGCCCGAGCGACGGACCGACGCGAGGTAGAGGTCGCGAAGCTGGCGTTGTGCAGTGGCGTAGCGACTGGAGCTTTCCTGATAGAGAAGCGCCTCGTTGACGTTGTCGTAGCCGCCAGTCTCGCGGTTGATGCGGTCGCGGATGATGCGGCGGTAGCCCTGAAGCTCACCCGCGATGGGCACAAGCGCATCCTTGAAGGCTGGCACCATCGCCTTGTCGTATTGCAGGGTCGTGGTGCGGATGCCCGCAAGGCGACGGGCAACGTCCTTCTCAGTGAACACCGTGCCCATCGGGCTGACGACATCTCGGGAGGCCTTCTCCGCACGGGCAAGGGTGCCAGCAAAGAACTGGGGCAGGAACGCCCGGGTGGCAAACCGCTCAAACAGGGCCACCTTGTCGTTGGTGGCGCTGATGTCGCTGTTGCTGCCGTAGTATTTGTTGGTAATCATCTCGATGGCAGGGGTGGCCAGCGGACCGAGATCGTCACCAAAGATGATGCTCTTGGCGTAAGGCAGTGGGTTCTCCCCGCGATAGGCCTGCGCCAAGACGTTCGTCATATTGGCGTAGGGCATCACGTAGTTCATCGGGAAGTAGGCAAACTCGCCCTTCTCCCGATTGGTGTAGAAGAAGGCGTTAGCCTTGTTCCGGTCGAAGCCCGGGACGGCCTTGGCCAAGTCCCGCTCCTCGTCCTCAAGGATGCCCTGCGAACGATTGAACAGGGTGACGGCAGCAGCCGTGCCCGAAGCCACGCTGCCCATCGAGATGAGCCGCTTGAGGCCAATGAGCTGCATCGCCTTGTTCCCAGTCCTGCTGCCTTCTTGGAAGAGCTTAGTGGCATACCTCACTTGCTTCACGGCAGTGCGAGCCACCTCAAACTCAAAGGCGCCGAAGTTGTTGGCCAACGTGAGGGCGGACGCCTGACGCAGGCGCCGGGGGACCATCTCCTGCGTGACGAAGTCGTCCATCGTCTGACGAGCGGCCATCCGCTTCATATCATCCAAACTCATCCCCTTGCTGCCGTACATCTGCATCATCTCGGTGAGGTTGCCCCGGTAGATGGCGTAGCGGGCAGCAACGTCAGCGAATCCATAAATCTTGCTAAACTTGTCCAGCACCTTGGAGGGGTTTTTCTCCCGTGCCGCCATCGACATAAAGGTGCGCAACTCCTCGCTGTCCGTGCCGCCACGAAGCACGCCCAAGCCGCGCAGTTCCTTCAGTTCGTTGATGATTGCCACGCTCTTCTTGGGGTCGCCGCTGGTCCAGCCAAGGTCGCGCATCGCCATCCTGACGCCCATAGCCAGATTGCCTAGGCTCACCTTGCCCGAGGTGGCGGCGAGCAGCATATTGCCCATCGCCTGCGGAGCCAGCGCTTCCGGCAGGTTGCCCACGGTCTTCATCGCCTTGGACAACGTAGCTGCCTTCATAAAGGTGGCCATCACCGGACCGTCGCCAAACAGGTTGGGGCTCATCACCTCACCGAGTGCCTTGGCAAACTGCTCTGGCACGTAAATCTTGGACAGCTTCTCGCCAATGATCGGGCGATCACCAGCGGTGAGCTTCACCAACCCGCCCAAGGCTTGGGGGTTCTCAGTGCCGATTCCAGCATCGACAATGAACTTGGCCATTTCGGTGTCATACTTGGTGTGCACCACCAGACGCGACTGAGCGCTCAGGGTGGACTTCATCACCATAAACGGGTCCTTCACTTCGCCCAGCCACCTGCGTGCAGCATCGGACAGTTCGTGGCGCTGCATCAGCGGGGAGCCAATGCCAGACCCAGTCTTCACGCCCACTTTGCCGCTGGCAGCGTAGTAGACATCGCCCAGCATCCGGTGCATCGTGGCTGACGCTGCCGCCTCAGCTTCCTGAGTGGACATCCTGAGCGTTGCCCCATTGGAAGCCAGCGCCTGCTTGGCCGACTCGTCGTAGATTTGCTGGGACAGCTCCTTGTGGTAGGCCTTGCGGTCGGCATCAACGTCGAAGTCCACCCCTCGCTTGGCGTCGGGATCGTGCGCTGCGTAGCTACGGCGCAGGTAGCTCTCCGAAACCATATTCCTCTCGATGGTGTCTCGGATGTCCTCTGGCAGGTTGTCGATGTTGTCTAGGATGTATTGCGAATACTCAGCCCTGCGCTTACGCCACTGGATGAGCGATGGACGCAGCGGAGCCGGGACGACACTGCTCGTCGCCCTGCCCTCCATCACACTGAGGATGTCGGCGTCCGTCACCTGACTAGATGGGTTGGCCCTGTTCCACTTCTCCGCCTGCTTCTTGGCCTGAGTGGCCAACTCAACGGCATCGTCCCGAAACGCCTTCTCCGTGTTGATGCGTTCGACAGCCTGCATCTTTATCTCGCTGCCAACCACGCGCTCAGGGGATACGGCCCGATTTAACGAACCCTTGTCCAGTCTGGACAGCAGGCTGGGAACGTGGGTGGCGCCGTAAGCCGCGATGCCAGCCGCAGCCGCAGCCGTCAGGGCGTTCTCGTTGCCTCGCTCCTTCTCCCGGTTGTAGACGTAGGTGCTGACGGCAGCGCCAGTGCCAATCTGCGCCGCCTGTGCCGCAGCGTTGTTGGTGATGAAGCGCCCCGCTTGGGCATAGCGCCGCTCTACACCGCCAGCCACGCCACCAAAGGCAGCACCCATAGCGGCTGCTGGCAGCACCTCCTCCTGAAACGCAGGCAGGCGCCCCTCGTCGATGGCCTTCTCCACCGTGGTGGAGGTCGCAGCCGCAACGCCGCCCTCGGTGGCACGAATGAGCATAGGACGCAGGAAGCCCTGCGTCTTCATCACGGCCTTGGTGGCCACACCGCCCGGGATGGCCGCGCCAATGACGGCGCCAGCCACCTGCCCGGGCTTCACCTCGCGGCCCGTCTCGCGCTCTTGCAGCTTCTGGTCAATCCAGTTGCCAATGCCAGACCCGCCACCGGCACCAACGGCAGCGCCCACAGGTCCGCCAACGAGGAACCCGCCAAGACCACCCACAAGGCCACCGCCGGTTTCCAGCAGGGCGCCCCGCGCTTGGCGGAGGAGGTTGGTGTCCTCCGCCTGAGCGGCCTGCTGCATCTGCTGCTCCCTCTGGCCCTCACCCGCCACCAGTTGCTCTGCCTCCTCTTGGGTGGGTTGCCGGTTGGCCTCCACCTCAAAGGTGCCTTTGCTGGTGTTGATAGTAAAAACGGGCATAGGGTGATTCTACCACCCCACCCCGTTAGCTGCGACCGATAGCAGCCATATTCAACTGGGGAAGACGGCCCTCCTTGGCCGCAGCGAGCATCGAACGGGCGAACGGGTCCTTGTTGAGAAGGCTCAGGCTGGGCTGCTTGCCCTCCGATAGCTCCTTGAGCAGGCGTTCAGACAGGGCCTTGTTGGGCAGGTAGGGAATGATCTTCTTCAGCGCCAGAGTCTCGGCGGTGTCCTTGGCCTTTGGCTCAAGGAGCTTCAACCTGTTCTTACTCAGATTGAGCTCCTCCTCCATCTTCTTCAGGGTCTGATACTGCTTGCCCGTGATGTATTTCTGCCCCGGCTTGGGAAGCTCTTCGGTGGCGCCTCCCTTGAGCGTGCCCTCATCCAGAATGATGTCCTGAGTGGGCAGGCTAGGAGGAATGACGATGTCCTGCGCAGGAGTGGGAATAACAATGTCCTGCACGGGAGGACGGGTGGCGGCGGGGGTGGCCGGGGCCTGCGACGTAGCCTGAGCAGCAGGCTGGCCCATAGAGGCCGCAGGGCTCTGAAAGGCCGACGCATTGGCCAAAGGCTGATAGCCACCACCAAGCGACATAGAACTGGCCGCTTGCGACGGATTGGGCGATTGGGTGACCGTCTTGTCCTCAGCACTAGGGGAAGGGGACTCCTCCTTGCGCTTCAGGCCAGTCACCTCAAGCTTGCCGCCCTTGCCGAATCCCTCTACGCCTTCAATAAGCTGATTTCGGCTCATCAACGGGCCATCTCGCCCACCAACAGCAGCTCGATAGTTCTCTAGCGCAGTATCAATTCCAACCGGATCGCCTTGGCCCTTGGCGGCCCAGTAGTCCTTTGCGATGGCGGCAATCTGCCCACCCTTATCCAACTTGTCTGGGCCGACTATCTGAGTGGCCACAATCTTGTTGAACTGATCCCTGACAATGACGGCCTTAACGCCATTCTGTGTGACGACCTGAACGTTGGGCTCCTTGTCTACGTTCTCTCCGTTGCGCACCTTCTCAGCGATGCTCAAGGCCCGCTCGGTGAAGGCCATATTGCGTTCGGCTAGGGCTAGCTCAGCATCCTGCTGGCTACCTGACCAGTTGGACAGTTGAATGGCCTCTGGAACTGAAGCGCCAGAGCTAACTGCGGCAAAAAACGCCTCCTTGGGGTTCTTCAGCGTGTCTGGACTGTTCTTGGCAATGTCGATGAACGACTGCTGCACCTTCAGGGTGCGGGCAGCTTCGGCCTTCTCTCGGGCTGCACGCGCATTGGCGATTTCGGCCTGCTGCTTCTGGATGGCTAGGTATTCCTGTTGGCGCTTCTCATCGCGGCGAGCCTTGGTAGCCTCCACTGCCGTGGTGAGCTCGGCATTCAGCTTGATGTTGTCGTTGAGCGTAAGCCCGCCACCCTTGGCCATCTTGGCCGTGTATTTCTGAATCTCAGGGACGGAGGATAGCTCGGGGTCCCTTGAGATGTCTCGCAGCAGGGCATTGTTCCTGCCCTCAAGGATGGCGTTCTGCTCCCGCTTCTTGAGGTAGTCCTCAAAGCCCTGAGAGATGCCCTGTTGGAGCATCTCCGTGCCGCGCTGGCGTCCAGCAGCGGCCATCTGGGCCCCTTGCAGGAAGGGGCTGTAGTCGATCCGCCCTAGGGCAGGGTTGATTTGAGTTCCGAAAGCAGCCATTGTTTAGCCCCCTCCTCCCAAGATTTTGCCCCAGTTTACATTGCCAGCCACATTGCCAGCGGTCTTGGCCAAGTTGCCATAAAGCCCAGCCGTAGCCGTAGCATTGGCCCCAGCAGCAGCGCCCTGAGCCCCGGCAACAGCCGCGTTGTAGCCAGCCTGATTGGCCGCATTGGCCAATGCCAGATTTACCCCTGCGTCAGGATTGAACAGGGATGGCGTGACATTGCCAGCCGCCTGAGTTCCAGCCGTGTAAGCCATCCCGCCAAGGCCGATTGCGGCCGCGTTCTGGCCCAAGCCAGCCAAGTTGAGGGCGGCAGGAGTGATGCCAGAATACATATTCGCCAGCGTCTGAGCGTAGCCACGGTCGGCGTTAAGCATCGACTGCTCCACTCCGGTGGTCTGGCCGAGGCGATTGAAGCGAGCCGTGAGCTCATCCAAGCCAAACTGCCGATTGGCAAGCTGGGCTTGAAGGTTGGTGCCGGTGACAAACTCATACCCCCGCTGCTGATTGGCTTGATTGGCCAATGAGGCTTGAAGGTTGGCGGCCTGATTAAGACGCTGCACATCCTGAGCGTTCTGGATGTTGAACTGACCGGCCTGCATCCCGGCTTGCTGATTGGCAAGTGACGCCCGCAGGAACGCATCCTGATTGGCCAGATTGGCCTGAAGGTTGGTCTGCTGGTTGGCCAAGTCGCCCCGCAGCATAGCGTCCACGTTGAACTGACCAGCCTGAAGCTGGTTGCCCACGTTGGCCTGTTGGCGTTGGATGTCTGTGCGAAGAACGTCCGTGGCAAGCTGCTGGCCCATCTGCTGGGCCCCAAGGAGCTGCTGGTTGATCTGCTGCGCCATCGCAATGTCCTGAGCAGAACGCTCACGGGCCGCACCTGCACGGGCAAGGGCCTCACCCGTGATGGAGGCATTGTCCATCAGTCGGCCAGAACTGGCATAGCCCTCACGCGAACCCTGCGTAGCCGCACGGATTTCCTCGGGTGAGAGTTGGCCCGGGGTAGCCGCCCGAGCCATACCCTGCTGCTGAAGTGCCTGCGATAGGGGGCTGAGCTGCTGGCCCTGAAGAGCCTGCTGGTAGAGAGATTCCCCAAGAGCGCCAGCGCCAATGGTTCCAGCCTGAACCTGACCTGCGCGAACCCTTTCGGCGGCTACCCTTTCAGCCGCCACCCGCTCAGGAGTCAGAACGCCGCCAGAAGTAACCTGATCGGCCCGGACCGCACCCGGCATACCAACTTGCGGCATACCTCCGGCATCGGCAGCTCGGGCACCAGCGACCAGACCCTGCATACGCGCCTGAAGCTCAGGGCTGACGCCCTGACCGGCCATAGCAGTTTGCCCGCCTGCCATTGCGTTCTGCTGGGCTGCGCCCAAAGCCCGCTGGGCTTGTTCTTGGGCGTCGCCATAAATGGACCCACCGGGGGCTGCGAATGGGTTAATAGACATCCTTTCGGGAGTCTGCATTGCAAGCCGCCCCATCTCGTTTAGGTAACCACTCATCTGACGCCCGCCAAGGGCGCTGGCAGCCTCCATCGCCGCAGCCGCCTGCGGATTAGCGGCCATGTAGGCGGCTGTAGCCGCAGGCCCATAGGCCTTGGTCTGGTCAATTACGAACTGGGTGTTCTGGGTGGCTAGGCGCTGGTTAAGCTCTGCCATCCGGTCGGAAGACATCCCAAGCAGGTCCAACGTACCGTAGAACCCGCCCTCGGTGCCCGGCGCTACGCCCAACATCGCGTTCTGGAGATCGCGCTGGGATAGCCCCATGTACTGGGGGCGATAGGTTCCCTCAGCGCCAATGATGTTCCCCTGAAGGGCCGGGTTGGTAACAGCCGTGATGTACGAGCCCATCGCCTCACCCGGGTCTACTGGCCTAGGCGCAGGGGGAGGGGTGAATTGACCGGCCTTCTTGGACTGATTGGCCCCGATGAGGTTGACCCCTGCGCTAATGACGGAGGGTATGGCGGCGGCAAGTAGGGGAAGCATTAGGCGAATTTAGTCTGGCTAGCGAAGACGGTGAAGGTAGCCGAAGCCGTCTTGAAGATGGTGATGGTGTAGGCGTCTACACTATTGGCGTTGCCAGCACCCGGAGCCGTGCCACCAGCCCACTTCGGCACTACGGCAGACCCGTCAATTTGGAAAGTTTGCTGGCGGTAGGCCGTGGCTCCCTGAGTAACCAGAATGGCCAAACTAAGGCTGTCCCCCGTCGCCATCACGCTGTTCAGGGTATTTCCGCTATCCCCTCGAACGTTCAGCGTCCAATCCCCAGATGCATTTGAGGTGCAATACAGCACCGCACCATCCAGAGCATTGAAGTTAACAGTCCCCGTAAGCGAAGTAGCCGAAATAGACGCCTTTTCCAGCACTTCGTAGATGGAGGTGGTGCCAGACGCAGAAAGCGTCGTAAACGCGCCGGAAGAGGCCGTAGAAGTGCCAATAGAGGTGTTCTGGATGGAGGTGGCCGTTAGAGCCCCTCCCCCTGTCCAAGAAGGGCCACCAGCAGACAGCTTGGCAGGGGTGATTCCACCATCTCTAACAATGATCGCTACGCCTGAAATAGTGGTCGTCGCCTCGTCCACCGCTGCCGACGTAAAGGTGGCGTTATCCACCAGATTGTTAAGCGTGGTAGCCGTAGGGGCATCGCCCGTGGCAAAAGTGGTGCCTTTGGACAGGACGGACATATTAGGAAGCTTGAGAGATGGTTGGGTCGGTGATCATCGCCTGCACCTTTACGGCCCTCAACTTCGGTCGCCCATTGGTAGGGGCCACCGTCATCTGGATGCCATAGCCGCGCTTGTTGCCAATTCTACCACGCACGGAGGCATCTTCGCCTACCGCCAGATTGGAGCCAAGAATAGAGGACAGGAACCCCAGAAAAGTGCTGCTATCTGGATTTTCCACTTCCGCATAAATCGTAGAATTCGACGATTCCGACGACGACGACTCAATGTGTAGTTCATACGAATTGAACTTCTTGCGGTCCATCGTTCCATAGGAATACTGGCGAGTGGTGACATTGCTTCCGATTGGGTAGATTGCGGCAGGAACACCGGCAAAGAGGGACAGGCGATCATTGCCGTCCTCCCGCCCGTCCACCTTGTGAATAGAACCGCTGGGGCTGATGGTGTAGAGCGAGGCAAACCCGCTGTTCTCCGCAACCACAAAATTGCTGATGCTCCAGCCCGTCTGGCCGGTCATATCCAGCGACTCCCAGCCTCCGTTAAGGAAGTTGTAGATGAGGATGGCGTTGTTCACCGTGGACGCATCCAGCGGCACCGCAAGGTAGTAGCGGTTGTCGAAGTAGGCGGCTACGGCCTTGTTGGCGTAGTCCTTGTTGATGCGCTGGATGGTGGCTGCAATAGGCTCCGACAACGGGACGCCAGCACCTCTGAGATTGTAGAGGTCGCCAAATGCGGCTGCGTACACTCCGTTGTCGGAGAGGAATAGCACCTGATTCCCAATCTGGAGGATGGATCGGCGGGCCACGCACCCCACCTCAGATGTCACCATCTGCACGGAGGTGTCTGCCACCGACCCGCTGATTCCCCTCACCAGATGGATGGAATTGCGGTTGAAGACCAGAAGGTTGTCCTCGGCAAAGGCCTGGAGCCCAACCACATAGTCGGCCACGCCAGCCGTAATCCGATACTGGTTCTGGATGCGGTCGTAGGTGTCGCTATCCAGAATGTCGGAGGCGATGATTTCGTCCCTGACATTCCTGTCGGTGTAAGACCCTGCACCCGGCTCGTACCAATACGGCACCCACAGGCGCCGCTGGTGGTAGTAACCCCAGCCCGGTGCAGGCATATGGATGAAGCCCTTGCCAGAGCTTATCTTCTTCGACACCACGATGCGGTCAGAGGCAATGTCCGGCACTTGCCCAAGGAACTTGAAGCTGTTGGCCGTGGGCACATCGCTCACCGTGTACGGAAAGTCTCCTTCCTGAAGCTCGGAGGACGCCCGGTCGATGACGTACACCTTGTCCCCAACCGCCAGTCCGTGCGAATTGGCCGTGATAGTGACTATGCCGTCCGTGATGGAGGCATTCCCGGCTGCGTCGAAGTAGACGGGTTGAGTGTACACGCCGCTATCCACAGCCGTGAAGGCAGGGCTGCCCGTCAGGCTTCCGTTCCACTCCAGCGCCGCTTGTCCCTCGCGGAACATAATCACCTTGTCGAAGCATTGCAGAAGCTCGACATCCGCAGAGATGGACACCCCAGCAGGGTAGGAGATCGTTGTGGACGCCCCGCCGCTAGCCGGGGTGGCAATGGCGTTCTGGTTGGTGGCGCGGATGATGTAGTTGGCGTTCTGGCTGGCCGGGTCGGAGAACAGGCAGGAGCCGTATACGCCAGTCGTTTGCGTAGCCGTCAGTTTGGCCGGGCCAGCCACACCAGAGCTCACCGTGTACGTCTCGCTGCCCGTGGCCCCGGGGATTGTGAACGTGAACTGGGTGGTACTCACCACCGTAATTACCCGGTTACCCGTGGGGTCTATCGTGCCGCTCACCCCGGCAATGTTCACCAGCGTGTTGGTCACGAAGGCGTTCGTGGCCGTATTCACCGTTACGGTGGTGCCAGACCGGCTAGCCGAGGAGATGCTGGCCGTGGCGTAGAGATACCACACCGGAGGGCTAACCAGCCGGATAGACTCCGTGTTTGCCGTCAGGGTGGGACCAAAGGTTTCCAGCCCCTTGCGGGTCTGCCAAGCCCCCTCGATGTCCATCCGCCCGTTGTAGCTTTCTGCCACCTCGCCAGCCTTGAGCTGGTCTGGGCGCAGGCGGTTGTTCACCTTCGTGAAGCCTACGTCGCCATCGTCAACAATGGCCGAGTCGAGGGCGCCAAACTTGGAATAGCGTGCCATTATTGGAATTTGTAGCGCAAGCGGACAATGCCAGCCTGACCGCTGCCAAAGGACACCCCGTTGTAGCCACCGCCCCAACCGCCGTTGCCAGAGTTGGCTACCACAGCAGGAGATGCACTAGAAGTGCTGTTTACGTTGCCCGTGCCGCCAGCAGCAAACGTAGCGTAAGTCCCCGTGGAGGAAATGATATCAGCCGTCCGACCGCTTCCACCAGTTGGCATAGAGCCCTCGCTGCCAGCACCGCCACCACCGCCGTCATTGCCAGAAGAGGTCCAATTCCCACCCTTGTTGCCAAATCCGCCGGTAGCTGAAGTAGGCTGCAAGCCAGCGCCGCCATTGCTGTCAACACCGCCACCGCCGCTGCCGCCTGACTGTTCATTTCCGGCACCACCGCCAAGCGCAACTAAACCGGCAAACGTGGTGTCTCCTCCATTTCCCCCGCCGCCAGCGCCAACCACAACGCTAAACGACCCTACGGAAACGGTGAAGGAAGACCTGTAGACGTAGCCACCAGCACCACCGCCGCCATACGAGCCACTTCCGCCGCCGCCAACCATCATTACCTCAATAGACGGGTTGTCCGGGGCCCCGGCGATGGCAAAGGTGCCATCCGACGTAAACTGGTGAATCTTGTAGTCTGCGTTGGTCGGATCAACGTAAACCGTGCCGCCCGTAGCCGAGATGAAGTTGAACGCCACCGTCCCCTGACGGAAGGCCCCAAACGCCCGCAAAGAGGCAGCACCAACTGTGGACAGGACAGGCATACGCCTATCCTACCACTACCGCAGCTTCCTTAGCTGCAAGCCTTGCGGGTCGTGCCGTGGTTCTTGGTCTTCATCGACCCGTACTCCAGCATACGCCCCTTCTTGCCCCCTCCCTTTTCGTGCATCATCTTATCCTTCTTGGTCTTGTAACGCTCGCCTGATTTGCTCATAGGAATTAGTTTGACTGAAATTGAGTTTCCCCTCCACCTCCCCGCTAGGGGAGGAAGCTAGCAGGACCACAGCACCTTGCGGGCCCAGTAGTTGGCCGAGAGCTTGCCTTCCCCGCCCTTAATCCCACCGGAACGGGCGCAATAGGACTTACGGCGCTCCTTGGAACGATGCTGGGTAAAGTCCTTCATCGAGCTATCACCGAAATGGACGATCCTCTCCTGTCCATTCGCACAAGCCTTAACCACCTTCTTCTTCCCCGCCCTCCAGCTCTTCATCGGCTGGTTGCAGGGCATATCCGCCTTCTTCACTTGGCCTCCCTCCGCCATTTCCAGAGTAGGTATGCAATTCCAAGAAGGGTGCCCACGAGAGCCGCCACTTGATTCACCTGAGAGAGGGTGATGGACGCCACAGCGGGTGTCCCGGCAACGATGTAGTCCTTGGCTTGGAGCATCTGGCCTATCCTACCACGACTTTTTCTCCGCTTCTGCCAAAGCGTGAAGGACTTCCGAGGTGAAGTTGGGGGCAAACTGAGCCGCCGCCTTAAACTCGGGGTGCTTCAGGAACCTGTCCACCTGCCCCGTCGTATAGCACCCGGAGAGGGCAAGAAGGGCTAGGGCACACAGAAGGCCCTTGGCGGGCCTCTGCAATGGCTTTATCGATGGCATTGTGGGTTTGGGCTACCCTGATACGCTCCACCTCGGTAAGTAGCCTAGAAATGAAAGGAATGGCCTTTCCTAGGGCTGCGATGAGGGAGGCTAGCTCAATCACGCGGAGCGCGGGGCTTGTTGCCAGAATTGCCCCCCTGCGTGGGGGTCGTCACAACCACACTCGCCACGACGTTTTTGGGCGCGATCACCGGCACGACGACGTTGATCGTGAGCGCGTTTGATTCGGCGTTGCCGGCCGAGTTGGTTGCGCGGGCCCGATAGGTGCCGGAGTCGGTGGTCGCGGCAGACGCGATGGTGTAGCTGGCATTAGTGGCGCCGGCAATCGCCACGCCGTTTTTGAGCCATTGCCAAGTGAATGGCGTCGTGCCCTCAGCGGTGGCCGAGAACGCCATCTGTTGTCCGACATTGACGGTCAGCAAATCGCTCGTCTGGGCGAACGCGGTAGCAACTAGCAGGAGCGA